GGCCACGACTTCGTTGGGGTGGAGGATGGTGAGGACCCAGACCCCAACGAACTTAAAATAGCTAAGGCATTTTTCAATGAGCCCTATCCCGGGGTTTCGTTAGTCAAGATGCGCAGAAAACTACGCCGGGAAATGGAGAGCGTGGGTTATGGGTACCTGGAAGTGCTGCGCAACCTGGCGGGTGATGTGGTAGGGGTCCGTAATATCGAGACCCACAATGTGCGGATGGTGAAACTGGATGCCCCCCTCCTGGTGGAGAAGACCGTTATCCGCAACGGGCAGGAAGTGAAACTACGCCTCTGGGAGCGTCAGCGCCGGTTTGCCCAGAGGGTTGCCCTGAAGCAACTGGTCTACTACCGTGAATTCGGCACAGACCGACATGTGAACCGCATGACCGGAAAATGGGAGAGTGACGGCAAGGACGGGCAGCCCCCGGAGGTAGTAGCACCAGAAGACCGGGGCACCGAGCTGATGATGTTCGGAGTCCACCCAGACACCACCACCCCCTACTTCCTGCCCCGATGGATCAACCAGATGCCTTCGGTGGTCGGTAGCCGCAAGGCGGAGGAGTTGAACCTTGAGTTCCTGGACGCAGGAGGGATGCCACCGGCTATTATTTTCATCCAGGGAGGCACCCTAATCAAAGACGCTGCAGACCAGCTCCGTAACTACTTGTCTGGTAAGAACAAGAACAAGCACCGTGCAGTCGTAGTGGAGGCTCAGTCCAACTCTGGGTCTCTGGAAGCTAGTGGTGCGGTGCAGGTGAAAGTTGAACGGTTTGGTTCCGATCGGGCTATGGATGCCATGTTCATGAAGTACGACGACTCTACTGAGGAACACGTTCGGGTGGGCTTCCGGCTACCCCCGTTGTTCCTAGGCAAGGCAGCCGACTACAACTTTGCCACGGCCAAGACCGCTTACATGGTGGCGGAGGAGCAGGTGTTTCAGCCTGAGCGCACCGAGTTTGATGAGGTCATCAACATGACCTTGATGAAGGCCCTGGGCTTAACCAAGGTGAAGTATCGCAGCAAGCCGGTCTCTCTGGCAGACGTGGACTCACAACTCAAGGCTATCCAGATAGTCTCTCCCATAGCAGACCCGGAAAGCATGGTGGACTCAGTAAATACCCTTACCGGCTTGAGTATCACGGCAGCACCGCCTCCGCCGCCGCCAACCCCTGTGGCTCCGGCCATTGGGCCAGATGGAGTGCCAGTACCCCCTGGAGCCCCCCAGAGTGTGCCCGACCAAGCAGCGTTGGACAAAGCTGCCAAGGAGAAACAAGATGCTCAAGACGCAAAAGACACTGAAGCTGCCAACGAAGCCAAAGGCCGTAAAACCGCGATGGAGTTGGTTGACCTGGCCCAGGACTACGCGGCCTTGCACGGCCTTACCCAAAAGCGGGAGTTTCCCCAATCACTGGCACTGAAGCTAGAGGATGAAGTAGCCAACCTGAGTCCACGGGATAAGAAGGCTTTCAACACCTTGATCGCGCTGCATACCTTTGGTAGTTCTGACCCAGACTTAGTGGCCATTGCTGGCCATGCTCACTGCCATTAATCATGGACTTCAGAAGCTATGTAGCCCTTGAGGTGGCACTTACCCGGCGTCTGGTGAAAGACTGGAAGAAGGTCTCGGTACCCCTGTACAAGCGTATTGCCCAGGCAGTGCAGGACGAGAACTGGCACTTGGCCACTCAACTGGCCTATGACCTAGACCTGACCGAGGTGGGGGAGAAGAACAAGGAGTACATCAAGTACATGATGCTTTCCTGCGCCGTGTTTGGATCAAAGATGGCCAACAAGCACGGACCCCAGTTCCTGCCCGTTGGCACCTATGACTCTATCATGACCCAGGTGACCAGCAACTTCTTGCAGTACCTGGAGCATAAGGCCACCAACTTGGTGCAGGGACGGGCGTTGCAATTAATTGCAGACGCAGAACGCAAGGCCAAGAGCCAGCTCCTGTCCTCAACCATGAAAATGGAGCCCTCCTCGCTGTATGTGTACCGTAAGGTTCTCAACCACCAGGCCATATCGGATTGGGCCACAGCTCATGGGTTCAAGACTACCCTAGGCTCGGATATGCACGTAACCATCGTGTACAGCAAGCAGCCCGTGGACTGGACCTCATCCTACCCAAAGGTGAAGACCCTGAGTGAGATGGGAGGCAGCCGCACGGTGGAGCCGCTGGGTGACGAGGGTGCTGTGGTTTTGAAGTTCCAATCATCAGCTCTGGGTGCCCGCTGGGGAGAGTGGCGGGACTTGGGTGCATCCTGGGACTACGAGGGGTATACCCCACACATAACCCTGAGCTATGAGCTGCCCAGCGTGCCTCTGGAGATGGTCCCCGCCTATGAAGGGCCCTTAGAGCTTGGGCCTGAAATCTACGAGCCCTTGGACGAAAACTGGGAAGACGGGTTGGTGGAGAAGTCTGACTTGGCCCTAGCTGACTTGAGTGCTGGCGGCCTGACTAACCCCCAGCTCGGATACAAGAAGAAAAAGAAGGTGGTCAAGGCCGACAGCTCCGGGCGTTACGTCACGGACTTCGTAACCTTTGCCGATGACGGGGAGCAGGCGCTGCAACTAGCCAGCAGCCTGAATTCCAGTCGTCTATCTACCTGGGGCTTCGTTGCCGAGTCAAAAGCTATGGGACGCACCCAGTACCAGCTAACCGCAGTACTGGACGGTCGCACCAGCGCCTTTTGCCAGTTGATAGACGGCAGGGTGTTCGATGTTGATGCTGCAGATGCTCATGTGAACGAGGCCCTATCCGCCCAGAATCCAGAAGACTTGGTGCAGATTCAACCGTGGCCGGATCAATCCCAGGCAGCCATTGCGGAATATGCTTCCATGTCTGACCAGGAGCTGCAGGATGCAGGCTTTTCCATTCCACCCTTCCACCCTAACTGCCGTACCATGCTGACGGAACTGCAGGGAGACTCGAATGGCGTAGGTGAAGCGCCCCCGTCTTTGGGGGATGCAGGAGGAGAGTACACCCCCGACGATTTTCAGGACTTGGGATCGGCCCCCAACCCTGACCAGCTTTCCTACTGGAATGACTACGTGGCCGCTGACCCCAAGGAAACTTTGGGTGACCTTTTTGGTTTGACCCCGAAGGATGTGAATTCCGACGAGACTACCAACTCAATCGGTATCAGCAAGTCGGGGATGATTTCCTTTGCCACTGATGCGCTAACTGCGGGGTTTTCAGCCACTCAGATTCTGGACCCCCTGACCAACAAATTGTACTTGTCGGATGCCGAGTTCCTGGCGGGAGATTCCGGGGCAGCCACCAAGACCCTTGGAGATATCCTAGGAGGCATGATTTCCACCGCTCCCTCCCTGGGGGTGGACACGCTGGTAGTCTCAACCGGAGTAGATGCCTTTGCCTACGCCAAGATGGGCTTCGTTCCAGGAGTAGAGGACTGGCAACATGTGCGGTTACAGGCCATGGATGATCTTCATACCGGGGGAGTACTTGCCCCCGTGTTCAAGCAACTGAACGATGATCAGCAAACCTTCGTGTTGAACTTGCTCAGCAACGTGGATGAGGGTAGCCTGACCGTACTGACTGACTTGCCCTGGGTAATAGAGGGCAAGACCATTGGGGAGTGGATACTCAACCAAGTTGACGATACCCACTTTATGCTAGATTTGAATGATGAAGCCCTCGTTGCCCGTGCCCAGGAGTTTCTATGAAGATCAAGCCCGTAACGGTGTTGGGAGACCCCCATAAGGCCCACACCCTGATCACTGCAATGGTATCCAAGAAAACGGACAAGGCAGTAGTCCTGCAGACCTCACTGTCCTTCCTTATGGCCAAGTTTGGCTATACTAAGGATGAGGCCCTGAAATTGCTCGGCAGCAAGTAAGCTAGTACAGTCTTGCAATCAATTGCAGGAGCCGACCATGCTGGTACTCAAGTCCGACACACCCTACCTTCAGATCGTCTACGGGGAGGTGTACGCCCCGGATAAGATGGATGCCCAGGGTGAGTTCATGCGTGCCGATGAGATTCGCAAGATGGCGCACGAATTTGTTCGGAGCAAGATGACCGACCAGATTGACGTGATGCACGACAACACGCTGGTACCCTGCCATATAGTAGAATCCTTTATTGCTCGCAAGGGTGATCCAGACTTCCTGGAGGGCTCATGGGTAATCGGTATGCACATCCCCGACGCGGGGCTCTGGGATCGGGTTCTAAAGGGTGAAATCAATGGCTTCAGCATGGAGGCAATGGTAAGCCGTATCCCCGTTGACTGCGAAGTGGATGTGCCCAATTCAATCTCTGGGTCCACCAGTAAGAGTGAGGGC